ACGTCCGCCCCTAAACAAGTGCTTCTTCACACTTCTCTTACTGATAAACGTGTCGCCTTCAATCCAGCCAATTCGTCGTCGTTCCCCATTATCATACCAGCACCACTTCCGGGCGTCAGAATACAACCAGTCACTTTACGCAAGTTCTTCTCACCACGTCTACCTATTTCGTTCGGCCTTACATCATCAAACGTCTTCGGTGCAGGTACTCTACGGTCTTTTCGCAACAATACCACTTCCCTCTAACAACTGTCTTAACTTCACCAAATCTTTTCTATACTTATCCATGTTCGCCCTTCTATCCCCACGCAGAATCCACGCCGGATGCAATAACGGGAATACCTTCACTCTGAGAACTACATCATTTACTACCAACTTCTTCGCCTCTGCTTTTCCTCTATCCTTCATAATCGCTACCTTACGTCCAAGCATTCGTTCTGCGGCAAACCGTCCTAACGTCACAACAATCTTCGGCCTCACCATAAGCAGTTCTTCTCTAAGCCAGGGTTTACATGCATCTATTTCATCAGGCTTCGGGTCACGATTCCCCGGCGGCCTGCACTTAACTACATTCGTTACATACACATCTTCTCTGTGCAACCCAACAAACTCCAGACCGGCATCTAAATACTTCCCTGCGTCACCACAAAACGGAACTCCTTGGTCATCTTCATTCCTTCCAGGAGCTTCACCAATCAACATTACATCCGTCTTAATACTACCATTTCCAGGGACGGGAGCCTTACACCCATCACGTAATCTACAACTATGACACTCATTTAATCTTCGTCTAAAGTCCTCCACTACAAACATCTCCTTTCGAAAGAAAACCGAACCCGGTGAAACAATGACATCTGGAGGTCATAATTCAACTCCTTTCCATTATTTTTCCGGGTTCGGTAACAATCCTCATCTACCTATAATCTTCTTCAAAATACGTTCTTTAAGAACGGTCATCAATTCAGGCTTGTTCAAAATCGCCAGCCCCATTGCGTGCTCACCCTGTTCCTTCAGTCCCTCGAACGAATACCACGACCCACTTTTCTCAATCAACCCATATATCACTCCATAACGCACGACCTGCATTTCATTATCGACTTCGCCTTTTCGCACGCCATATTCTTCAGAATCATCAGTATACAACACAAAATGTCCACTTCTAAACGGCGGGAACGTCTTATTCTTATCAACGGTAAAACGGATTGTCGTTCCCACCGGCTTCTTCTCATCTTTCTTCCCTATCGTTTCAAAAATTCGTTCAGACGGTCTAGCTGAGAAGTTAATCGTAATACTGCTGGCAAACCGCTGTCCTCTACCACCTGGCATAACCGTCGGACTACCAAACATAACTCCTACTTTATCACGCAACTGATTAATCAAAATTACAGCAGGCTTTCTCGTATTCTGCGAACCTAAACTGTTAAAAGCGGCCTGTATCGAACGCATCATTCTATTTGTTAATCTGGCGTGTAGTCCGACAATCGTATCTTCAGCAGATTTCTCAATTTCTTCAGCCGGACTCATCATAGCAATGGAATCTACCACTACCACATCTATATCACCAGTTCTAATCACGGCTTCTACTATATCAACTGCCTGTTCACTAAACTGCGGCTGACTTAAATACAGCGAATCAACATCTCCGCCTAACGCCGTATACCATATCGGGTCAAACGTCCCTTCTATATCCACGAAGAACGCCTTATGCGGCTCCGGTTCTTCGCAACACGGCTCTTCATCGTTTATCGGCTTCAAGCATTTTCTACACGTTCGCTGAAACTGCGCCATCGTAAGCATCGCTACACTCGTCTTTCCAGTCGATTCATTCCCGGTAAAAATCACGATTCTTCCCTTCGGTATCCCACCTCCAATCTCTACATCCAGCGAGAAAACTCCGGTCGACATTCTCGGTAACACCGGATAATCAATACCACGGATAATCGTGCCTTCACCATACTTCTTATTTGCTTGAGCTATCAATCTCTTTAACATACCGTCTTTGTCCATCTTCATCACCCCACAAAAGAACTTCACTCTCAAAATCCATATCAGGCTCAAACTCAATCTTTCCAGCAAGTGCTTCATCTATCGCTCTATTCGCCCAAGCATCAGCCATTTCATTATACTTATCTCCGTTATGACCCTTCACATGGACGAATCTAACACGACCATCAAACTTTACATTCACCAACTGCAACAAACGCTTCCACAAACCTTGATTCTTAACAGGGCCACCATAAGACGTCTTCCAACCTCTACGAAGCCAACCCTTCCACCAACCATCTCTAAAACAGTTCACTACATACGCCGAATCACTGAATACCGTCACACGACTTCCCTTCCTAACAGCCTCCAATCCCCGAATTACTGCCATCAATTCCATCTGATTATTCGATGCGACTCTATGTGCTCCGTAAATCACTTTACTCCCACTTTTCGACAGTATCACGGCGGCCCAGCCACCTTCACCATTCGGATTACGTCTACATGCCCCATCCGTATACACCTTTATCAAACGAATCATCCTCTTTCAACCTACTTGGTATCTATCTGCTCAAACTCCTGTTCGAGCAAGAAATACTGCGGTCTATGCGGTTTGATATGCAATACAAACCCCTTCTTTTTCATATCTTCTAACTTACATCTGTACGTCTTCTTTCCGGTACGAATCTCAAACCATACCACACCTCGTTCAATCAACCCATCACAGACCTTGCAATCCAGTCCCCAAGCAGATACACCATCACGTCTAGCTTCTCTGACTGTCTCACGTCCGCCCCTAAACAAGTGCTTCTTCACACTTCTCTTACTGATAAACGTGTCGCCTTCAATCCAGCCAATTCGTCGTCGTTCCCCATTATCATACC